AGATAGGATTACAATTATAGGTATTGATAATGATAAGATAGATAGAGATTATGATATGTATAAAATTATAATAAAAAATTACATATTATCAAATATTCATTTTTTATGGGGTCATAATAATCATGTTGCTGATTTACCATTATCAAATGATAATTTAGATTATATTGAAAATAAAAATCATAAATGGTTTTTAGGTCATTACCTAAAGAGAAAACTAAAAGACGATTATTGTATAGTGCTATCTCAAGCGTATGAAGGAACTAATCGATTTAATGGATATTGTATTGGAGAAAATTGTAAAAAAAGAACATTTCAATTAAATTATTTTTATAAAAAATTCAAATATGATAAAAATAAAAAATATGTTAATATGAATAAAAAATATCAATTATTAACAAATTACAATGAACCATTAATATCATTTTCAAATAGTTATTATGAAGGTACTAAATATGGTGTTCAAGATTATATAAATACCAATATATTTAATTATATATTATTTTGGAATGAAGTAAATGAATTAGATACAATACTATAATAAATTTATATTAAAATCGGTATTTTAAATGTGCGAATATGTAATAATTACCTACACCAATCACAATATGATTTAATCCAGTTTTCATTCGAACATTTTATACAACCCGTTGCATAATTATATCGTCCTTTAGTTTTACAACATATTGGTAAAACGTATTGTCCATTATATTCATTACAGAAAACCAGTTGCTTATAAAGTTAAATATTAAATAATCCAATTTTTAAATTGGATTATTTTAACTTCCCATACATTGAATTACACAAAAAACTTCTCTGAATTCAATAATAAAATTAAAACATTTACTATTTCCCATTTTTATTCCCCGTATAAAATCATTTTTGTTTATAAAAGAAGGTATTGGATAGTGATAACAATAATCATTTTTTGTATAATAACTATTAATACATTTCAAATTTTTGAATTCAATAAAATTTTTGTGATTTATACAATTGAATGGATTTTGTTTTATATCTTTACAAATATTATAACAATTTATTGTTTTCCATATATTTTCAAAAGTTGTTTCTTCAATACCAGATTTTTTTAAATATTTAAAATAATCAAAAGATGGATTCAACAAAATATCTTTGCAAAATCCTATAAAGGAATTATTCATACGTGTTATAATTTGGTTTTCATTTCCTATTTTTTCAAAAGAAAAAACGTTTGTGTTATAATCACCTCCACATAATACATTTAGTTTTTCTTTTATTTTATAAACAGGTTCATATGTTTCTGGATATATTTCATATAAATCGTTTTTAATTTGATATTGTAATTCGTTAATCATTATATAATATAATTATAAAAATATATCTTTAAATTTAATTTGGATTATGTAATAATACTGAATTAAATCCTGTATCAAAATTAAATTCCATTGAAAATATATAACTGTCTATATTATTTGTAATTATATTTTTTAATTGAATATCTGTCATTGATTTATCAATATAATCAAATCTTTTCAAAATATTAATATGATTTGAATAAAACTCGTCTTCTATTACAATAATTGAAAAATAATTTTTTTTTATTGTAAATAAGAATGTACCTAATGAATTTTTTTTTTAATTTACAACCTTCAATATTGGATAATATTTTATAAATAGTTCCATCGGAATTTAAATATATTCCAAATATTTCAGGAATAAATGCTTTGTTATTAATTGCATCAGTTAATGTATAATCACTCATATTGTGTTTTTATTAAGTTATTTATTTATATACTTTTATAATAAATTAAAATCAATTTTTTAACTTAATAGTATATAATGCCTACTACTCGTAAGAGTACTGATTACAAAGAAACCGCAGTTCAATATTATTTAGTTGAAGATAAAACACAAAAAATCGTAAAGATTAATTATATCGCACATATATTATTATATGTTATCTTTAAATTATTATAAAATCATTAAATAAAAAAATGTTAGACATTATCTATTTAAAACACCGATTAAAAACTTATTTTTTTTATTTTTTAAACTTATTATTTTATTTTTTGTTTTTATCTTTTTCTTACTTGTTTTTATCTTTTTCTTACTTGTTTTTATCTTTTTCTTACCATCTGTTAATGATTTACTTTTACTTCTTTGCATTTGTACAACACCGATACATTTTTTTAAATCAGACACACTTATTTTTTGCACATCTATATTTGTTTTTTGTAATAGTATGCTCCTACATAATCTATGTAGTCCATCTAAAACATCTAAATTACTTTCAGATACTATTAATGGATAATTTAAATCAGCCTTATTTATAGCCTCTATATGATATGGTGCTTTTTTTGGATTAGCAAGAACTTCATACGGAGATATATCATTTCCTTCTTTATCATCCCAATACTTAGATGAAAGACTATTATTAAACGCAGATATAGGTAAGTTTATTATAGGTTTATTTTTAGCACATTCCCATAATTGTTCTATTTTATATGAGTGTGTGTCTAAATAGTTTCTTTCAACAGATGTAAAATCCATTTTATTATAATTAGTTGAGATTTTAAATTTACAAATACAAATTAACTGGTTGTCCTAGATGGAGATATTATATTAAATGCAATTGTTGTAATAAACGAAATGATTATACAAATTTTATAAATTATTATTTACACTAACAATATTACATATTAATATAAGGGTATTTATTCTTTATTAAATTAATTATTACCTCTGGTATTAATTCATGATGAATCGTTAATAATTTTGCAGCATCTTTTATTAAAGGCTCTGTGTTTGTTAATATAATCTTTGCGCGGTCATAGGCTACGGATATTATATTATCTATCTCTGCATTTATCTTAGTTGGGTCACTTATTACTATTTTATCCCCCATCCCTAAATGTACGATCATTTGTTCTGCAATTTTTTTTACTTCTTGTATATCATGAGATGCCCCTGAAGAAATGTTTGTATTTTTAAATATAATCTCTTCTGCAATTCTTCCACCAAGTAGTACCATAATTTCTTGAATCAATTGTTCTTTTGTCTGAATTGTATTGGATGCAGGTTCGAACAAAGTAAATCCTAACGTTTTTGGAGAAAATAGGTTGATAGTAATTTTGATTAATTTTCTATATTTGGTGAACAAACCAATTAATGCATGACCTATTTCGTGAACTGCTACTTGATAGATAACATCTTCGGTTAATTGATTTTTGTTGCTTTGGAAACCGACTAGAATTCTATTCGCAATGATATTAATATCGGCTTTATCCATTTGGTATCTATTCTGTCTAAGAACATATAACATGGCTTCATTTAATAAATTTTCAATCTGTGCCCCAGAAAACCCATTCGTTAATTCAACCAAATAATCTATGGTTATGGATGGTTCGATTGGTTTGTTAACCAAATGTATTTTCAGTATATCTTTTCTAGTTTGTTCATCTGGATTACCTATATATATTTTTTTATCAATTCGTCCAGGTCTAATTAGAGCTGTATCTAGTAAATCAATCCTATTGGTAGCACCTATTATAAATATTCCATTTGCTGATTTAAACCCATCTAGATTCACTAATAATTCATTTAATGTTGAATCGTGTTCAGTATTTGAATTCTGGTCAGAAGAACGTTTTCTCCCAAGTGCATCTAATTCATCAATAAATATAATACATGGAACATTTTCTGTAGCTAAGTCAAATAATTCTCTAACTCTGGACGCACCTACACCTACAAATTTTTCTTGAAATTGTGCACCCGAAACTGGAATAAAACCAATATTAATTTCTCCACTAAAACATTTTGCCATTAACGTTTTGCCGTTACCAGGTGGACCTTCTAAAATAATCCCTTTTGGAATTCTAACATTATATTTGGCATATTTGGTATAATTTAGTAATATATCAGCACATTGCATTAATTCTTCTTTAATGGATTCATACCCCCCAATATTATTAAAAGTATAGCTAGAATTTTGAATGAGTTGAAAATTTTCACTTTGAATATTATCTCCTTTTTTTTCTTTATTTGGGTTTTGATTCATTGGATTTGTATTAATGATTATATTAATCTTGTTTGACCTTGGTTTAAATTCATAATCATATTCATTATTAAATCCATCTTCGTCAAAATCATCATAAATGTTTTCATTCTCTACATTCTCTACATTCTCTATATAATTTTGGATAAATGTTTCATTATGTAAATTCAATCCTGTTATATTTTGCATTATTTTATTTTTTTCAGTTAATAATTTCTTCATTTTAATTTTTTCGTAATTTATTGCTTCATCAATTTTTCTTAAATTATTATCATTGTTACCATTATACTTATTTATAATTATTCTATTTGGTAGAAATCTATGTTTAATAGTAAAACTGGTAACAACAAATAAGTTTAATAATATTAAATACATTCTAATTTTATCAGAGATATATATTTATATTCTAAAAATGATATATTTTAAATAATTACAGATGTCCATTATTTAAAATATTTCATTTCAATTTAAACTACTTAAACACAACCTATGTAGAAATATTGTGTCCACGTGGCTCAATGGATAGAGCGTCCGACTTCTAATCGGAAGGCTGCGGGTTCGAGTCCCGCCGTGGATTGGAGTTCATCGTAGCGATATTACTACATTAAATTCTCCTACCAATTCCCATGACCAAAATTTTGCAGTACAACGAGAAAAAGCCAGACAACATGTGCTTGAAAATATGATTAAACATAATAAATTTAAAAAGGTTGGTATTTTAGATAGTTCTCAACGAACTTCTATCATTTCTTCAGGGTTGAGCAAATCTACTATAGAAAGAACTGATTATTCTAGAGAAGATAAAAATGATGTAAAATCTGCATTGAATCGTGTTCGAAACAGCGGGTGCATTCCTCCAAAAAAAAAGAATAAATAAATAATATATGCAATATGAATTTAATGGAAAAATGTATGACATGCTGCATATACATTCAGATAATTATCCACAATATGAAAAAATGTTAGAAACAATTGGTATATGTAATAGAGATGTAATTGCAGAAAGTTTAGAAACTCTAGAGTTGTCAGCATTACAAGATTCTGGAATGCATGGATTTTTTATTTCAAATGACAAGTTTAAAAATGTACTTGCATTTATAATAATAGATGTTGATTGTAAAAATTCATCAGACAAAATTAAATTTAGTGATTATGGATTAGATATAGAAAAATGTATTGAAATTTCATTATTTTGTTCTAATCAGGCAATAAGAATACGTAAATTAGCAACAACATTTTTGCAGTCTATATTAGAGAATGGTGGTTTATTAAAACATGGATGTACTACCGCAGTTGGTGTACCTGCTAACAGAAATAAAGCTGCACTTTTAGACTTATATGTTAATCTTTTAAAGTTTGAAATAGTAACAGAAACACCCCAAATTACAATCATAAAACGTAGTATACATCTTCCAACTGAAGCTGCAATGAGTAATATGTCTCAAGAATCACCCGCTGAAGAATCCAAATCTGAAAAAGCTGTATTGAGTGATATGCATCAAGAATCACCAGCTGAAGAAGATGTGAGTTATCCAACTCAAGAATCACTATTTGAAGAAGCAGAAATGCCCCCTAAACCTCCAAATGCATCTGAAATAGTTACACCCATAGAGACATATAATGGTGGTGTTTCCAAAAGACGTTATAAAAGAACTAAAAGAAAAAAAAATAAAAGAACTAAAAAAAATAAACGTAATTATTCATTTAAATGATATTCACAATACTTATACTGTTTTGGATTATTTTGATTTAATAAATCAAAATTATTTGCAAATTCTGAAAATAATTTATTTTGCGTCGTATATACATAAAGTGGATGTTCACAATCTATTTTACAGCATTTATATTGAAAATATCCTTTACCCACATTAATTTTATTTTTACGCCATTCCTTAGAGGCTTTATCAAAATCAATGGACATTTATATAACAATGGATATAATTTTTTATATTACTATGGTATGGATAACAACCCTACTATAATAATGGTTGCTGCAGGTATTCTTTTTCTAGTGGGAGGTGTTACATTGTACAATCGTGAAAATTCATATTGGTCAGATGGAACTGTAAAAATAAATAGAAAAGAAGGCGAACAAAATATTTTGAATTGGCGAACTAAAACAAAAAAAGAATTTGGTATAAAGGGTGGTCGTACAAAAAAACATAAATAATAGTATGGACAAACTTCATTTATTTCTTGGTATTCTTTCTATCGGTTTAATGGTAATTGCTTTTTTGTATCGTAATAAACTTGGTCAATTTAAAAAATATGGATATTTAGGTATTTTTTTGATTAGCGCAATAGGTAACGTGGCTATTTTGTCTCCTGCAGCACCTATGATTGCAGCATTAGGGGCTACAATATATCATCCAATCCTATCTAGTTTTATTACTACGTTAGGAGCAGTCACGGGCGAATTATTGTCTTATTTTATAGGTTCCGCTACACATTCTTATTTACCCAATTATGATTGGAATACTAAAATAAATCATTTTATGAAAATGAACGGTACACTTACTATTTTTATATTGTCTCTTGTTCCAAACCCATTTTTTGACATTGCAGGAATAGCTGCCGGTGCAACCAACTATCCATTGTGGGAATTTATAGTTATTTCTTTTCTTGGAAAATGGATTAAATTTAGTATTTTTGCATTTATGGGCAAAAAAATACATACCATGTTAAAATAAACATCTGCACCCAAATGATTTACGTTTCAAATGAATAAAATTATTACAGTCACCACAAAGATTCGCATAGATTACTTTACGTTGACGGATTGGAAATTCTATATAAATACAATACATGATTGTTCCATTGGGTGTATACAACGGTACATTATTAATTCGAACATCATCTTTAATATCTTTCAACACTTTTTTGTGTTTTTTTTTATTTTGTTCTATACATTGTTCTAATGTGTAGAATCCAAAACTACAAATATAGTCTACTAGTTCTTGTGGTAACGGCATTTTGTGAATAATCAACGCCTTTTCCATTGTTTTAGAGTTATAAAAAAAAGAAAAATAGTTTCAAATTTTATGTAGACTGCAATTCGTTCATAGGTTTAATTCCACGCAACAAATCGGTTTTGGTAAGACGAGGTTCACCAGGAGCACCTGTATGACATGATTTTGGGTTGTCATTTTCATCGGTTAACCCATACATATCAGGAGGTATAACATCATTTCCTTCATATAAAGTGGATGGGTTATAGGTAGCATATCTAGGATTTTTTGACTAAAATAATTCCCAGTCCCGTTTGTTTGCAGCACAATCTTTATTCGATGGTTCGCGACATGTCCTATAATGTCCATCTTTACCACCTTCTAAACCAAACGCCTTTGGCAAACTTCCGACTAAATTATATTTTCCAGGATATAACGTACGTGGATTGTATTTTTCATATCCAAGTTTATGTTTCCAAACATTTCTCCAATCTTTTTTGTTATCATCACACGATTTATATGGGTCTGTTTTATATAAAAACCCACCTTTTGTTTTTCTTTTATTTATTTTGTTATTTATTTTGTTATTTATTTTGTTTTTTCTTGTTTTCATATATTAAAGATACTATTTAATATTTTTGTTTAATGTTGTATACTACTGCAATTCGTGTTCCTTTTTTAACTGGTTTTGGATAATGATATTTGTTTCCATCCAACAATACCACTCTTCGTGTACTTTCATCTGTTGTTTGAGGTGAAATAATATCTTCTAGTACGGGTTTTCCAAACAAAGGAATATGGTCGTAAATTTCCAACTCTCCTCCTTCACAATCAGATTGAACATAGACAACTACAGAACTAATTCGTTTAGTTCTATAACCATCGTTATCACAATGAACTGCAAACCCAGAACTAACAGCCAATGAGTTTGTTGTATTAGTATAGACAATATTCACTTTGCCTGGATCCATTCTATCTACTGTATAGCCGTTACGTTCAAGAACTTCCGCAGCTGCTAGAAATGCATTTAAGTATATGTCGGGATTTACTACTACATAATTATAATTTTTTATCATGCCAAAAAAATGAAAATGTTCTTGAGTATCTACTTCTTTAAGAGACCAATGGTCGCATTTTAAAGGTTTAAGTCTTTTTGTATATTCTTCTGCAATTTTAGTTGAAAAATGAACTAATGCATCACTAACGGACATATCTATTACTTTATATCCAGAACTTTTATCTATTTGGGGGTCGGATTGTAAATATAATGGAGCTTTATCACATGTTTTCGGGTTTCCTAAATCGTCGGTTAAACCTTTTGGTTTAGGAAGATTAACTTCATTTCCCTCATACAATGTAGTTGGATTATAGATGGTATGTTCGGATTGTTTGGACCAAAATAATTCCCAATCACGTTTATTTTCATGACAATCTTTATTGGATTCCTCAAAACAAGTTCTATGAACCCCTTCAACATCACTTTCTAATCCGTTCATCAAAGGTAAATTTTCTGTGTTTGGTCCCGGATATAACATACGTGGATGGTATTTTTCATAACCAAGTTTCTGTTTCCAATTTCTTTCCCAATCTATTTTATTTTTTTTACATGATTTTTTTGGATTTCCACCACGAAATTTTCTATTTCTTATTGTTTTCATATATTAAAAAAATATATTAATTAAACTACACATTGACATAAAATATGGTTAGAACGGTACAATGGTTTTGTATAATTTCCGCAAGTAGAGCATAGATTAGCAAGAATAAGTTGGTTACCACGTGGTAAAATGAAATAAACAGTATAGTTGGATATTATAGTAGGTCCCCATGATAAGAGTGATTCTTTTCGAACACGTTTATACTCACCTAGTACAATATTATAGTTGGTTACATTTCGTATCATTACATCTATTTCTGTATAAAATACAAAACTACAAATATGGTCCAACACATCTTGAGGTAACACCAGGTGTTGGACTATCATGCTTTTCTCCATTTTTTACTATACTATAATATTCAAAATATTTCAATTTTAACATTGGCACACAAATAATCGTGTTCTCCAAATTGGATTTTTAATATATTGTCTACATTCATTGCATATACGTATCCGAAACCAAATGGGATGAGAATTGTTCATATGAACAATAGTAACCAAACATTCTAGTCTATTCATATATCCTTGTGAAAATGTATAGGTTATTTTTGTACGTGGTACATCGCGTATTACATCATAATATTTTTGTTTGTGATACTCAATACTTTGTTCTACCGTATAAAATAAAAATTTACAAATAATATTAATTATATCCGTTGGTAAGGATATTTGATATAATAGATTACTCTTGTGCATGATTCAACCTATTATTAAAAAAACGAAGCAACAGACGAAGCAACAGACGAAGCAACAGACGAAGCAACAGATTAGACATGTCGACTTACCCACATACGTACCCGTATGGTTTTACCTTTGTACGGCAAATAACGAATCACGCGCCCCGTTTTGTCGGCTTCTTTAAACATATAGGTGTGAATTCGGCAGGAGGCGTTCACGGTAATTTTTTTGTGTTTTCCTCGACGAGTGCGTACCGTTTCTTCCGTAACCTGATAAATGCCGTTGTTTAACTCGTCTTCCAACCAATCGCAAACCATATACGCATTCACTCCAGGAGGTGCAAACGGAATTTCAACTATAGCATCAAAGTACGCCATATTGTGTAACTATTCTAAAATACAAAAAAAACATTTCAATTTTATTTAGCAATAAAATATATTTATACTATATTCCAAAAAGAGTTAGCAGACGTTCGAAAAATCAACGTAGACGTAGAACTCGCAGAACTCGTAATTATCGTGGTGGTGTGATGTAAGAATGTGTCCCAAGTGTAATCAACGTTCCTTAGTATGCGATACATCTGCTGGAATGGAAACATGTAATTGTCAATGCGGTTATTATGAAAATCAATATGACAACAATTTGAATGAATAATTAATCACATCTACAAAATTCATTGGTGATATATTCACCACATCTGTTACAAATAATTATATTTTTAATTAAATCTATATCTCTTGGATGGTAATAATAAATGAATGCACATGGAAATTCTCTGGTTTCGAATGAACCACCACGAAGGATACGTTTCAAATCGTTTACTACTACATTATATTTGGCTATATTTCGTATGACCGATTGTGTTTTTGTATAAAATATAAAACTACATATTGAATCAATTGTATCTTGAGGTAATGGCAATTGTTGCACAACTATACTTTTTTTCATGTTATATTCATATATGAAAAAAAATGTTTTTTCGGTTATTCAAAAACTCCTTCTTTTTTTTCAACTCCTTTGTAAAAAATCATATAACTTTGATTGAAAACAGATATCAAATTGTAGCCCAATATAAACCATGACGTAATTGGAAGAATGGATATAAAATCGTTATCTTCTATTTGAAAATAGTTGGTAATTTGATGATTACCATAGAGTAACATAACAATGCATAATAGTATATTTATGCTTCTGACAAGTAATTTTTTTTTACTAATTTCCATATCTTTTTCTTCAAAAAAGTAAGAATACAATGTTGGAAAATACTCTTGGCATGGTTTTAAAAGTATTTTACATTCTCCAATTTCCGTCAAAAACATGGAACTCCATTCACTATAAAATAAAATACAATACAGTATAATTAATTTTATAGGTTTACGATAAGTAACAAGTTTGTAAATAATAATAGGAAAAAATAATAGAGAGAGAGTTGCCCAATAAGGTTCTACTGTATAAGCTTTGGGTAATATGACAATCGGTATAAATATAAAAAAATAATACCAATAGATAAAAGAATTAGTTGTAGATTGGATGATATACAATAACAACATCGTAAATGCATTTTTTAGTATTTCTAATACATACACATTTACACTTTCTTTACCGTAAATATCAAATATATCATCTAATATTTTAGAACCGGCTCCAGACACAAATCCAAATAGGGTATCCATACTATATTCAAGAATTTAAAGAAGATATTATGACGTATTTTAAAGAACGTAAAGAAGATGATTGATTTACACTATCGTTTTTTTGTTTTTAATTTTTTCATTTTTTTGGATTTTTTTACTTTAGATTTTTTCATTTTTTTAGATTTTTTCATTTTATATTTTTTTACTTTTTTTGTTTTACCTCCAAAACTTTCTTGACTGTCTCTTTCATCATGTGGGTTTTTTTCACTTTTGTCAGAATCTGAGACGTCTGAAAATTCATCTGATAACGTTAGGTTGTGTCTAGGTTCAACTAATTGTTCTCTATTTATCTCTAAATCACGTAGAATAGATTGTAAATATTGTTTATTAGGGGAAATATCTGAAACACTTGAAACAAACTCTCTTGGACCCATATGACAAGTTTCACCACCACATTCTACATCTGTTAAACTTAAATTGGCAAATCCTTTTAACAAATCACCATCTAAAAACAGACTACCTTTATACGATCCTATAGATTTTTCAGAAGCTGAATCATCATCTACTTCTGGTTGAATATTAAAAACAAATTGTCCTTCTAAAGTTGGTATAACAGGTGTAGGGGTAAAGTGCATACCCATTAAAGAAGGGTCTATACTAGGCTGAACAGCTGAAGGGCGTTTTTCCGCAGAAATAGTAGGTAATATAAATCTACATTTACGCTCTGTTGTGTTACCCGCATCATTAAATCCAAGTAATTTAATATATGCATTAATTGCAACACTACCTAACATTATTTTAGATTGCTGTAAATCTGCTATAAAAACATTACCGTCAGAATGAACTCCAACTACTACACAATGACTAACACGATTACCTGTTGTGATTTCGGTATATCTAGATAACATTAATCCCAATAAGGTTGCTGTATTTCTTTTAAATGTGGATAATATATAACGTATCAAATCAGTAGAACCATATAAAGTCATTCGTCTATATGTATAATCCATAGTAGGGTCTCTAGCAGCATCACTTAATTGTAAATGACTAGTTATAGACTCCCATGTAAATGGTTCAGCTGTAACCGGTTGTTGATGTAATGGCACACCTCCAGATGATTTGTATTGCTTATCTACTAATTGAAGTGCTTCATCTCGTCTTAATAATTGTAAAACATATAGAGAACTTGGACCACAATCACTTGGCTGTAATGCTTCTGGTTGTAACTGACTACATTTACTTACTTCATTTAAATCAAATGGAAATTGCATAACATCGTTTATTCCAGGAACTATATCTATTATTCCAAATCCACCTTCTTTTACCCTTCGTGCTGGACCTGGTTCTAATGCTGCCATACTATAGTATTATATATTTCTTCCAATAAAGAATAATATATAATACAATATTTTTCAGAAAATATAAGAAATAATAGAGAAATTGTTTTTAGAAACAGTAGTATTTGTGTTCAACATCTTTCACCTCTCTTAAAAAATGATAAAGAAATTGGACAGCTATATTACGTATTTTAATTTCATACATTTACATTTCCTAGTTGGATGTGTATAATTACCGCATTTACAACACATGTAAATTTGTATATCAAAATTACATTGTACATTATAAATAAATACAGTAGAATAACACTGATTAAAACTATAATTCCAATCATAATAATGAACCCCACGTTCGATTCGAACTGTAAAAAATAAATCGCATATTACACTGTTGTATTTTGTTTTGTTTCTAGATATTGTTTCATCTACTCTATAATAAATAAAACTACACAAATGGTCTACTACTTCGTTTGGAATTGGTAACTTATATACAATTACACTTTTCATTAAAATGAAGATAAAGATATTTTTATGTCTATATGTATGAGTTTATTTACATCTTTTATCAAACAACAAAAACCGTTCTGTATAAACTGTGTGCATTACATAAAAAATAATTATCCCTATGTCAAATTGTATGATGACCAAATAGGAATGTGTTATCTATTTGGTCAAAAAAATATATTTGGAAAAATGGTTTATGAAGATATATTGACATGCCGTTTGAATCAATCCAAATGCGGTGTAAAAGCACGTTTTTATAAACAAAAGTTAAATTAAACCATTTTTCTTACACGGCGACTACGTTTGTATTTACGTTTATTTTTTTTACTTTTACCTCCCTTTATAGTAAGTTGTTTTTTTATAGAGTCAAACCCACTCATTAGTATGTTTTCCATTGAAGATTGTTTTTCTTCTAGTAAATTTAATATTTTGCTAAAATTAACATTCAAAACTTCTTTAAATTTGTCTAAACCATCTGTTTTATTCATGTTTAATACTGTAAATACTGGAGCCAATACATCCATATTTTTTTCAACATCATCATTAGGTGCATGTTGACAAAGGAGCAACAACATTTTATATTTTGTACTCATTACGGACAAATGATTGTTAATATAATTTTCTAATATTACTCTATTATTGTCATCAATAAGACTATAAAACATGCAAAATGCTTTAAGCATATCACCATATTCAGGTATCTTAGATAAAGAATTATATGCTCCTAACGAAACCATATTATTACTTAATGCAGTTAAAGCAATTTTATCCGCAATGTAATCCATATTATATTCAATATAAAAAAATATAAATGGCCACACATACCTGTATTTATATTTTTTTAAATGTTAGACATTTTTTGTAGTTTTACGCCACTTTATATACCTCGCCCTCTTCTAACTCTACGCCCGCTGGTTTGACGAACCGGATTGGCGAGTTAGAACGCCGCGTTTTTCCGCCGTTGTAGCCGAGGCCATTTCGGTTGGTCTGGAATTTAATACCTGAGGAACTGAGGGGTAATAGTAGACCCGTATTACGATATCCGAGCCCTTCTTCGAATTCCCATTCGCTTGTATTTGGATTCCATTCTCCTGCAATTGGATGACCATCCGATGCTTTATCAAGCGCAGTTTTACCGGTGCGGTCAACTGAGAATGGCATTTTAACGTAATCCGTCAAAATTTTAGACTCGTAGGAAGCTTTGGCCATTTTTTGTTGAAAATGTGATTCACGACTGGTTGTATTGAACCGACGAAGCATGATGCCGTATCTGGTCCCTATAACGTTGGATGCAGAGAACTTGTAGGCGTTGCGCGTCGTACAGTAGTTGTCGTAGATATGCAGAACTTCGCGACTAGATGGAACCGTAACTTTATTACCTTCGAGTAGAATGTTTGATGGCGGAACTTCAAACAACCATACGAGGAGAGAAAGTTGCTCTTCATCGGTGAGACGACCTTTGACGCAGTGAAAGACACGAGTGGTTGCCATAGTTTCGGTTGGAGATAGACCGTATTACCTCTTCTAAATAGATAAAATCATTTCAATTTTATTATTTATTTCATTAAACATCTGGTAGCGGTACTAGACAGAGCTTAATGTCGCCCAAAGATGCAACTGAATACTTGACGACCAATGGCAAATCATTCTCCAAAAACATTTCAATTTGGTTGCATAAATTGGTGCATTTAATAAAATACCCCAGATTTTTTAAACTAAAAATACCCTGAATGATTTTATTGGAATCTTGCTGCTGGATAAATTTCATGCTGTCATCTGATTCTGCACGACGTACCTCTGCCGTGGCAAACGTACCTTTGCACTTGAAAATGAGTTCGTTGGAAACGGATTTAATTTCAATACGGTCGGATATACAAGATAAATCGCGAATGATTTTTTGAAAATCGGTAGAAGGTAAATTAATGACGGACGAAAACACAACATTAGGCACTTCTAATTCTTCCGGGTCCGGTTCAATCAATCGTAACTTTTGAGTTTTGCATTGTTTAATGTCGCCGTTTTCAAATTTTAACCCTAAATTGTTGACAATTCCATCATTGTAATCGGATTCTTCAATGTACAACGTTAACGTATCATCGTTATCAATTGAATTGATAAGTTTAAACAAGTGAAGCAAATTAACACCAATAATGATTTTGTCTTTTTTGCATTCGTACACTTCAAAATTTTCCGCTTTTAGAAATAAATGAACTAAAATGGTATGCGATTTATCCATGTTAATAATCCGCATTCCATCGGGTTGAAAAATAATGTTGGTTTCTAATAAAATATCCTTTAATGCAGTCATCAATGTTCTCATTGGAGAAATTTGGACTGTTTTTAAGGTAAGAACATTCATGTATAGTTAGCCGTTAAAATCTTTAAATAGTCTTTCTTTGATTATGTTATGGGTCTAGAAAATACTTTTAATTCTTTTGTGAAAGAATTAAAAAACACGGTCGAAAAAAAACAATTGACGGAAGAGTTGCACGATACATTTGTGATGTTCGTGTATACGTTGTACAATTCGATAGTGTATCATTTAATGTGGTTAATTACTACAATACATCATTTTGCAATGACATATTTACCCTTGCCTAAAATAAAGTATACATAATATATGCAATCCTATACGAAATATTGTGGTACTTGTTGTTTACTTCTTTTACTATTATTAGTATTTACATATTTAGGGAAAAAACAAATGCAACTAAAAACTTCAGAACCTTTTGTTATTTCTACACATGATACAAGTGATGTTTTATTAGATAAACCAACCCATTTTAAATTTAAACATTTATCTTACAAAAAATCGAAAAATTACAAACATAAAACGCACATGAGTTCTTATGAGCAAACCAACAACAATCAACCCTATATCTATCCTGAAAATGGAAGCATTGAATTTCCTGAATTAAGTGGATTTTATTAAAATAATATATCAACTTTAGAAAAGGGGCATTTGGAATGTTTAATTATTACATCATAGAAAACTTAAATTTAATGGTATATTATGTTTAAAATGTTTAATTCAAAACCTTCTCAACCTGTACAACGAACCACGAACCCTATATTATTGGCACAAAAAGCAACTGCCTTTTTAGATAAAAATTATACACGTTACGACCCAAATGGAGGCTTACCTGAAATTTTTTACATGTTAGAACCTAATTCTATAAACGGAATGAAAAAAATATCTATGCCAGCAAGACATCGTAGATTCGATAATGTAGCAAAAATATATACAACTCCATTTTCAGAAGTTACCTATAAAAATTTATCCGATGGTGAAATTCATAAACCAACTATGATTCCTTTAACTGTAAAACTATCTGAACCAATATGGTACAGAAATATTAATGTATTTGGAAATAGTGCTAGTGATGCAGTATTAGGCGGAACTAGACGCAGAAAATCTACACGCAGACAACGCAAATCTCGTAGACGTTAAAACCTAACTATATTATAATGCAAATTATTCGTCCAGATTTTATATTTTCGTATTGGATTTTTGTATGGTCTATATTCTATTTTACGCATATTGTTACTATTAATCCTAAATTATGGTTAATAGCATCACTTTTTGAAAATATAATTAGTATTTTTTTCATGTTACAATCTAAATTTTACTATATTTTTCGTTTCATTTTTATCAATTTATGCATCAAAGTTGTTCCGCTTTATTTATTATGGAATGAACCTATTCATAAAAAAGAAATACTTTATTCAGGAATTATATTTATTATTTACAATCTATGGTTATATATCAATAATCAAACTGTATATACCATCTATAAAATGCTCAATTAGATAAATCAATAGGTTTATTGTCGTATCTATACGATAAATTACATGAAAAAATAAATAACAATAAATAGTATGAATGATTCTATAAAAGTAATACTTTTTCTAGGTTTAGTATCTATTATTTTAGTTACTTTTATCAAACAAATTAACAAACTTTTTGGCGGGTATGACAATTGCGCTATTTGTACTCCACTTCATTTTAACGGATATTTATCGAATTGGACATTATCACATTATCTCGTATTTTTAATAGTTGGCTATTTAGCTCCAAACCGATTTACATTTATTGTCATTATGGGCATTGCATGGGAAGTCATGGAATTATATATGGAATATATCAGCAAAACAAATCATACCCATCCATTAGTAAAATTACTTCGTTTAGAGTGTGATACTAAGTTACATGAAGACCAATTTTGGAAACATTATTTTGGTATTCGCAAATATCATCCCAAAAAGACGTTGTTTTGGTGCAGTGGAGGATTCATAGGGAGTGTGTTGGACATTGTTGCCGATATAGCTGGTGCCTATACAGGTATTTATCTTACCAAGTTTTAATATAATTGTATACTATGAAAAATTTCATCATTTATAGTGATTTTGATGGAACCATTACTACACATGATGCGTTTGATAAAATTATTGCAGAAGTGTATTCTTACGCTACTTACAAAAAACTTGAACAGTTGATGATAGAAAACAAACTATCTGCTGAAACATATTTAGAAATGTTTAACGGTATTCATTACGACATTACGCCGTTGGCCAACGATGTAGATGAAACGTTCAAAGAATTTTATGAATGGATACAAAAAAACAACATTGAATTTTACATTGTAAGTGCTGGGTTTAAAACTATTATTCAACATGTATTGCCTTATGTCGACTCCTCTATTATTTACAGCAACGATTTTACTTACAATGAAGACCAATCATGGAAAGTAAATGATACGTTACCGATTCGAAAAACAGAAATTATAAAGTTGCATGAAAAACCCAATTATACATCTATTTATGTAGGGGATGGCTTATCTGATTTTAAAGTGATTGGAAAAGTGGACCATTTATTTTGCAAAAAAGATTCCATGTTACACAAAAAATGTTTGGAAGAAAATCATCCTCATTTTGTCTTCACACATTTTAAAGATTTACTCCAACAATTCTACCATTTAGATTTCTTTACTTGAATAGTTTGACCACTTGACTTTTTAGATTTAGACGGGTCATACGTATCATTGTCATCATCATCCGGTAAATTCTTGGATAATTCCCAATACTCCTTCGACCCTAACTTGAACGCAGGATGGTTTTCTGCCTTGTACCAAAAGATTTGTTCCGTCAATTTGTTACTTTTTGAATTGTTGTTAATGACTAAACATTCGTAGTTTTCAGTGCACTGGTCCATGACTTGACAGAACGATTCAAATGTGGGAAACATGCCCGCATAATTCTCATAAATCTTTTTACGATTGTTGATATAGGGTTCTCTCAATATAAACACGTAATCAATATTGGTTCTTAAATTAGGCGGAATACCAAGAGGGTACTGCATGGTAATAATCAACAATATTTTCCAGTGACGACCGTTCATGAAAAGCAGACGCATCAATTTATCTTTGGTCCATGAACTATCGTATAAACAATCATCCAAAATGACAAAGGTACGAGGGTCGATGTTGCTTTTTTTGTATGTTTGCATTTCTTTCATTACTTGTTTCATGCATGTTTTTTGCCGTTTTAAGATATTTTCAATAATAGAACTGTTGTATTCATCATGGATAAAAAGTTTAGGAATATGTTCACTGTAAAAACTGTTTCCTGCTTCTGTTCCGGATATCACAGTTCCTACGGGTATGTCTTGTTGGTAAAAAAGGAGGTCTCTAACCAAGAAACTTTTACCGGTATCACGCCGACCAATAAGTACAATAACGGGTCCCTTATTTTCATTGGGTCTAAAACTAATATCTCTCATATTAAATTTTTTTAGTTCTAAAGTCATGTTTAAGGAATATAAAATTAATAAGTAATTGAAACTTAATTAGTTCAAACCTATCCATAAAAAGTATAGTCGGCTTGTATGGTGTTTTATAAAAAAAATAAAAACAGCACTTTTCTCCAAGAATTGGAATCTGTCTTGGACATTTCAGGTGCTCAAAATTATGTTCCACTCTATTCTAGATTTTTCGTGTTGAATGCTACCAATTGGAACAGCATCAATTTAGAAAATGACTATGAATTAGCCACAATTCAACAAGGAGATTACAATACTGCTACAGGAACTCTTTTAAACAACACCACAATACCCATCTTTTTAAAATATTCACCATTGTTAGACCCCTTAAAGTACTTGAACGGAAAGTATTCTTCTTACGATTTTACTCTTCCTTCCCTATCGCCTTCTTTTCCTAAATTAGCAGAAGTCAACAACTCTGCGTATACCGACAGCTTTTTTTCTTATTTGTCTTCCCAACTACTTACCAAAGAAAATTTTATCCATGGCATCGGATTCCACGGAAGTTATTTGGGAATCAAACGTAAATTTAAATACAATATCGAAGACGAAATCGAGCAGTTGCACAACTCTACTTTTTTCTATGAAAACAACAACACATTGTTCACGTTGAACAAAGAATTAAACAACGGGTCGTCTTCTCAACGAAACCGACAAAAACTAGTGTTGGAGGATGAATCCATTCCCCTCATTTTCGACGATTTGGACTGTTCCTTTGAAAGTAAAAACGAAAGTAAAAACGAAAATACAGAATGCATCGAATGTCCAGAATGCACACATTGCATAGAAATAAAAGATATAAGTGAAAATATAGTTGCCTCTGGAGAAGAATCTGAAGATAAAGAATACGACGCAGATTCGAAATCATCTGACAGTTCTTCTCAATCGTCCAATACCGAAACTGAATATACCGATGAGCTGGAATCATCTGAAGAAGATTTTGATACCTATGGGCTTACTGCTGAAATCAACCAATTTCCAGTTCAAATCATCGCATTAGAGAAGTGCAAAGATACGTTGGATTCATTGTTGGTGGAATGTATTTCTCCCGAAGAAATTACGTCAGCATTGATGCAAGTCATTATGACGTTAATTATGTACCAGAAGAGATTTCAATTCACGCACAACGACTTGCACACCAACAACATCATGTATGTAGATACGGACGAAGAATACGTGTACTATACGCACAACAGCGTCAATTACAAAGTTCCTACGTTCGGACGTATTTACAAGATTATTGATTTTGGTAGAGCTATTTACACGTTTGAGGGGAAACGGTTTGTGTCCGACAGTTTCCATACGGATGGTGACGCTGCAACCCAATACAACATGGAACCCTTTTTGGATGCAAGTAAACCAGTGTTGGAACCCAATTACAGTTTCGATTTGTGCAGGTTAGCCTGTTCTATGCTTGATATTATCCCAGATGATACACCCGTCTACGAATTGGTCGAAGAATGGTGTTTAGACGATAAGAAGAGAAATGTATTGTACAAGAAGAATGGGGAAGAGCGATACCCTGATTTCAAGTTGTACAAGATGATTGCTAGAACTGTGCATGCCCATACGCCTGAAGCCCAATTGGCCAAACCTATTTTTAAGGCCTATGTAACCAAGAAAGCCCATCCAAGAGCCATTCAAATTTAATCTGTAGGTATAGTATGGCACTTTCACCACCGTTAACATTAGACCAAATCTATGATACTATTAGAGTATATCCAAGTGATTGAATTTTGAATGTTCCATATCCAGATGATATTCAGAGACTAAAACCTTCTGCTATAACAGTAAGACAATTTTTAACTGCTCCTCCTATAGGTATATTATAGGGGTATATGCGGAAAATTGGGTATTGATGAATCTGTCATGAATTCTACATCAGGTGGTAAATCAAAGAAAAAAATAAAAAGAAAACAAAAATCAAGACGTTAATATTTGCTGCAAATAGATTTTAAACTTTGAACGTCTGAAACAGTTTTCAGTGTCTCAATATCAGCCGGAGATAAAGTAGAGGATGACGATATGCCAGTTGGTTGTTTCTTCCCTGTATAAATTTCATAGGATTCAGGTGGAGGGTTAACTTGACTTTCTTTAGGTTCTAAAAACGATGCATATAGTATACGATTGGGTACAAATTGTGATATATTTTTAGTAGTTATTGTCAGAGTACCCACTTTTTGAGGAGGATATACATCTGGATTAGCATCAAAAAAATCCTTCACATGCAAACAAACAGGAAAATTTCCATGATTGATGTAATAAACAGCTTCCTCTTCTAATGCATATAGTGAAAATGATTTAACTTGTTGATCATCAGGTTTCACCAGTTTATCATCATTACCAGTTCCTAAACCACTATTAAATCTGTTTACAAATTTAGTAATAATATTTGGATTCCACATATTTCCAACTGGAATTGGTGCTAAATAATCATATTTACCTATAGAAGGTGTTGTTATACTTGATTTTGTCGAATCAGTAATAGAGGTAACTGAAGGTGTTGTTATACCTGAAGTATCAGATTTTGTCGAATCAGTAATAGAGATAACTGAAGGTGTTGTTATACCTGAAGTATCAGATTTTGTCGAATCAGTAATAGAGGTAACTGAAGGTGTTTCAAAACCTTCTTTAGATGACATAAATAATATAAAAATTAAAATTCCTAAAAATAATAAAATTTTGTACATATTTAACCAATATATTTAATTAGGTAACCGTTTGTATCTATTAGTTGTGTTATCAAACCAACTTCCAATATTCAAAATCGTTTTACCATTGGCATTAAATCCATAACATGAATCTGCAGTATATGTATAATAAGAAAAAGGTCGTTCAATATGATTTTGTTTATCTTTTGTTTGTACTTTTTTACCCAACCATTCTTCGTAATAATATCGGTTTTCTGTTTTGATTGGTTTTTCAACCATGTACGCATAAGAACCGCGTACAAACCAAAAATTATACCATATAAATCCTTTAATTGAAGATGAATACCCTATTTTATCTATTTTTGGAAAAATGGTAAATATTTCTTTTATTTTATTCAAGTCTTTCAAAATAATATTATAAGCATCGTTTCTATTCATGCTATAAGTTGGATGACGCGTTACACCTTTAGAATGAAAATACAAAATAATATCATTTCGTTTATTGTGTTTTTGTGCCAATTCCCATACTTTTAATATACCAGAATATTCATGCTCATTCTCAAAATAACATTCAATATGAATGTTAAACTTAGGAAATAACATGGCAGTGGTTTGTCTTAAAAATTTTTCTTGTTCTTTATCTATAGTTGCAACAATATAAATAGGACATCCATAATCTACCAATGGTATTTGATTATACAACCAATCTAAATAATTTGAATTCATTAAACCATTAATAAAATAAACGACATGAACATTATATTTTTCTACTGCATTTAAATTAACTTCTACTTTATCAGAAACATAGTGAGTATATTGTTTTTTAATTATTTTCATACAATTATAATATACTATAATTATATGAAAATAATAGGATACGATATCAGTTTAACAACTGCGATACTTTTATTTATTTTGGTTTCTATTATTTCATTGAATATATCATGGAGTTGTGTTCTTTCACCTGCTATAGAAACAATGAAAGTTGTGAATAAAAAAAAACTTAACGATAAAATAAAAAAATAGAAGAAAATAGACAACATAAAAAACAAGAGAGTAAAAAATAACAACCATATTTAAAAAATAGTGTGTTAAACGGTTCATACAAACACATATGTTTTAGCCACAAAATACCTATTGTAATTATAATCACATTAGGTATATAATGATTTGTATTTTCTATGGTATCATCTGGATGTTTTGTACCAAATATAATATCACACAAGTCTGGTCCAATATTGGTCATAACATGTTCATGATGTAACGTGTGAACATTATTGACATGTAAATATCCATAATTAATATTATGAATAGTGGAATAAAATAAAGTAGAAAATAAAATAATCCATTTATCTAACAGAATAGTTCCGGATATATAATAAATAATTAAAAAAATAGTAGGAATACTTAATTCTAGAGAATATTGAATTAAATTAGAAAATAAATTAGTGTGGTCGTGATGATACCTATGTAAAACGGTAAATATAGTATCCACTTTATGAGATTCAATATGTAAATAATAAGAAGAAAAAAATAAAATAAAATAGGTTAATATTCCTTTTCCATATTGATTAGGTGTAATACAATAAATAGCTATTAAAATGGTTATCCATGTCCATATATTTTTAATAATAGATTTTCCAACTGTAACCTCTTCTAGTTGTTTTATTTTATGTTCTAGTTCTTTTACTTTTTTTTTCAAATTTATTTTTTTATCTTCGGTCATACTACCTAAATAGTATTTATTTATCGTATAATAACTTATGTATAAAGTTGATTTGTATTGTGTAATTTAATGTTAAAAGTGTTGAAACAAGTAATTAATAAACATTTTAGAGCAATTAACATCCATACATTCACCAACAATTCAATTTGTTTATCGTATTCATGTTGACACGTATATACAATACCACATTTTTTAAAAAAACGATAACGTTCTTCCGATGAATTTGTATTTAAATATTTCTGTTCTAATTTCGTCAACGGACATCCATGTAATACTACAATAGAAAATGCATCTAAAGATACAACCATCAAACTACAACATAAATGAACAATATTTGTATTAAAACATATAATAAATGCTCCTGCCATCATTATAGCATAATGTACAAAAGTATAGATTAATCCAACAATTGTATTTGATAATCCATTTTGTTTAAAAGAATTTAATATTGTATTCGTTGTTGTTCGAATACAATTTTTTTTCATTTTTTTCTCTAAAGCCATTATTCTTTTTGTGAAAATAAAAAGAATATCAAAACTTAATTTCTTTGGTACATTTTATGTACATTAAATATATTAGTTACATTTGTTTGTTTGTTATATTATTATTGATTGAATCTCGTGCCTATTATAATCATGTTGTTCACACTTATTTGAATTGGGGAACAATACATAAATTATGGAAAAACTATATAAATCCTAATAAATTATCTTACGGATTATGGGATACACACAATCATACAATACAAAAATCAAATGCTAATTTATATTCGTTTATGCATAGTAAAGCGAATATAAACCAAACTCATACGGTATTGCATCTTGGTAACATAAAAGAAAAAAAAAGAAAAAAAAATAAAAAATGGGATAGAATCATTGCAATTGAAACAGAATCTACTACAATACCTAAATTAGTTGATGTATTACAAAAAGATGGAATATTGGTATGCAGCACAATAGTCATGAAAGATAACACGCCTTCTTCATTCTATGTAGACACGATAGTTGATTTTTTGTGTATTCCTAAAGTATCGTATACCGAATGGAAAATGAAAATGGAAGAAACGTTTACTTTAGTAGAATTACAAGATACTACAGAAAATACATTAAATCCATATCATAATTATTTGTTAATATCTTTTATAACTAAAAAACAGTTACCACAATGGGTTGCCGATATACTTATTTATTATTTTACTTCTATTCCATTTCAATATATCATTGCTGTTTGTAAAAAATAACTGCAGACGTCAAACTACGACAAAACATGTATATCCCTCATCATCACAGACAATTTCAGTTCTTTTACCATTATCATCAAATATCTCTGCCCCACCTCCATTATCACCATATCCCCAACGTGCACTACTAACATGTTTTCCAACAAATTGAAGTTTATTGGTTGTATAATATCTTTCATTTGGATAAGAACCTTTTGTTCTTGTTTTGAGTGCAAATGAATAATTTACTTCTTTGTCAAATGAACACAGTCGAAATACTTCTATTTCCATAATTGAAGCAATGTAGATGTATTTATTCTGTTTTTTTAAATATATAAAATACATTATCTTTGTATTGTTCACTAGATACCACAATAAAGCCTGATTGCTGGGCAATGTTTACAATATCAGGAATAGGTTCTATATAAAACACATGCTCATTTTTTCTTATGTTTTTACCACGAGTAATGGTTTCATATACATTGTTATCTTTTATTTTTCGTTTATACATATATTTACTATCTTGTACAGCAGATTTTCCATAGTTACATGTTGTGGTTAATTGTAGTATAAACAATCCACCTGGAGTCAACCAATGGTACACATTCCTAAAAACTTGGTCTTTATTTTTGATGTAGTACAATGTATAATAAAAACAGGTAACATGAGTAAATGAATTAGGGGAAAAAGATTCCATTTCCAACATATCTTTTTCCAAATATCGATGGGGATATTTTTTAGAGTAGCGTATCATATCATAGGAATTATCAATTCCAATAGTTTGAATTCCTTTTTGGTTCAGTTCATGTACAAGGTGACCTGTACCTGACCCCAAATCCAACACTATACTATCTGGAAATGTTGCAGCTACTACAGTGTTAATTTCTTTTTGTCTTCGATAATAATCATAGATAACAGTATCATACATTTCTGCATATTCTTTATCATATAAATCACTGTTGGTTTTGAAAGTAATTTGTTTAGTTTGATTGTTTTTCTTTTGTTTCTTGAAAAAAGAAAAAGAAATAACAAAAGCTAAAATAGTAAATATAAGTAATAGATAGAGCAACATACTATATTTTAGGATTTAAAATCTATACTTAGGTCGAATAGGTTTGGTTTAGTATAAACCGTTGTTTTTCTATCATTGAATTGCGATGTTCCATTAGGATAAGCCCTATAAAATATTGACAAATACAGAGTATGCCTAGAAGTATCCATGGTAGTTCCATTTTGAAATTGAGTCAAATGAGTATTATTATTCAATTTTTTATACAACATAACACTATGGAAATAATTTCTGATAAACGAACTACAGACCAATTTCGTACTACTACATTTTCAAAATATCAAAGAAGTGCTGTAAAAAAAGAATTGTTGCAAAGTTTGATTCAATCCAAAATTGAACCTTCTATGTATTGGTTTATTGAATTGTTGTGCAGTGGTCATGTAACTGATATTTGGGAAACTATTTTATTTTTTTATGCTAAACATATTCATGTATCTAATCCTAAATTACCATTTTACATAGAATCACGATTTACTATATTCAAACAATGTATCGAAACATCGGATGAATTGTCTATCCGAAATAATGAAATGGTTCGTAAATTATTTTCTGAAATTATTACTATTTTGTGTCTTTCGAACAAACATCATAGTTATGAAATTATAAAATTTAACATGTCTGATTTTAATTTATTGACAACAGACCGTTTGAAAGCTCCTTCAGTAACTTTTATAGAATCCATCTTTAAATCAAGTGACCCTAAACCCTTATTTGTACCTTTAAATGAGTTATCTTATCAAATTTTCAGTAAACATACATTAGAAGCTTGTTATTGGATTGAATGGATTTTGGAATATACCAGTAAAAAAAAATGTGTTGCACATGAACGAAATTTATGTGCAAAACATTCAGCTGATTCTATATGGATAGTATGGGAAGTATTTCTTCATTATTCATCCAAATTACATGAAACGATTCAAAAAATTATGAAATCGGTACTATCCTTATTTTGTATTCGATATACACCTGCATGTAATGAACGTCGTCGTTTTTTGTTGTATTATGCAATATCTTTATGCTGTGAAACTATTTCATTAACTATTCCAATTATAGAACAAAAAAATGTAATTGAACCTATTTATGAAAAATGTAAAATCATGTATAAAAATATAAAAAAGAATGAAATATTATAAACAATAATTTGAAGAATTGACTTTAATGAATGGTTTAATAGTATCTGGTTTCAACATTGTTATTTCAATTGTAAAAGTATAGTTACAATTATTGAAATCTACCGGTCTACCGTCGTGATGGCGAAATTTTACTTTAAATTTCTGGATACGTTCTAGAGGAGGGTCGCTAAAAAAGATGTTGGACAAATACGTTTCTCTACTTGAAAATGAAACAGAATTAGGTTGAAATAAAGGTATTTTTGCAAAAGCCGAATTATGTTTGCCACCAAATTTGGCATTGTTGGATGCATGACTTTTATAGGCATAAGGATTGACTTCATCCATACTGTTGTAATACATCAATTCCATATAAATATGGGTATCTCCGTATAAATTCAACGTGTTTTCAGGTTGAATTACGTAATAAGATACAGGAGTTGTACATATGATATTCATCGGATTAGACGTGTATATTTTTTTATCAAATCCTAAATAACTTCCTAACCCCCAATTCGTATAATTATCGTAGCATGTTACCGAATACGCTATAGATAATTTTGTATCACATGTATTGTAAGATTCTACTTTTGTAAAATCAAATTGAAAATTATCACGTTTGTTTAAAAACATCATTTTCATAGTTACTGGATTATAGGTTACGCTAAAGTAATTATAATTATTTGCTATAGATATAGTATTACTACTAATATAATCCGATAATAGTTGATTAAGTGTACCTGCTAATTCTATTGTAAGCTGGTCATGATTATAAGTACCTGATGTAATCATTAATGTGAATACTTTACCGTACAATATAGATGCATATGGAGAACTGGTACCTGAAGGAAGAATAGAAAAAGATAATTTTGTATTTTGATTAATATTCGAAAACACATAATAAGAAGAAGGTAATTCAATATCGTTTAATCGAAGACTCACCACATTTTTATATTCAACAGGTGCGGTAATTTCAAAATGATTTGGGTCTGCCCATTGATAAATGTCTCTGTCTTCCGAATGAATAGATAATATTTTCTTAAAAACAACATAATTGGAATTGGTTTGAATTGTATTCATATGTATTTTAAATGGATAATAAAAAAAATAAAAAAACTTATTACCACAAAAGTTGGTCGGCGTAATAACCAGGTGTTCCTTTCACTTTTCTATCTTTAGCATGTCTAATTTTGTATCGTTTCCGGTGGTTGTTCGCAGATTCAATTCCTTCGGTTTGTTTGAAAGTTGGATAATCACCATATCCTAAAGCGCCAATCGATGCAATTCGGTTGTTTTTTTTATAAACGTCTATTTTTTTATTTTTTCGTGTAGATGCTTTTATTTGCACGCCCAACTTTTTTGCCTTATCGTAACTATGTTGCTTAATTGTATACATATAATCAGTTCATATAATTTTATATTCAAAATAGAGATGATGCTCCGCGTATTCCATTAAATTCTACCATTCCTGCATTCGTATAGGCTCCCATATTGGGTAACAGTATCCAGTCCCCAACGTCTATATCGTCAGGCAATAATTGTTTACCCAATGTATCGTAACTATCACATGTGGGGCCAAATACAACTTGTGACTTATAAGTATATATATTCTGTAGTTTCCCATTGTGGATACAATGGGATAATCTTGGCATAGTCCAATGGTCGCGATGATAACAATTTAATTCATGATATACACCATTATCTATAAATATTCCTTTGGGTGTTTTTGCAATCACTTGTACTAATAAATCATGTGATGGTTCTGAAAAATATCTTCCAGGTTCTGCAATCATTGTATAAGGTAAATCTTTTGTCCATCCGAGTGCATCATTTAAATCAGTATCATACAAAAATCCTCCACCAATGTTTAATATTAGTTTGTCATCATTGAATAACTCAATATAGTTCAATACGGGTAGTGCATTAACATAATAGGCATTTTTAAACGCTTCTTTTCTTGAAAATGTTCCACCCGAACCAATATGAAACGATACTCCTTTGATTTCATAATTATACTCATAAGCTAAATTTATAATCTCATAAGCTTCTTTCTTTGTTGCTCCAAATTTAGAATTAAGATTAATATTGGCAATCGTTACACCACTATTCATTCGAATCAAAATGGGGCATTTGATATTATTCTTGTGTAACAACTCTAATTCACATAAGGAATCAATCACTTTTATATTAAATTGAAAATCTTTATTTATTTCATGTGGTATTATATGTGGATTTGTATAAATTGTATTCTCTATAGTTGTGTACATTAAAGCATTGTTTGTTTCTTTTACAGATGCAACATCTAACCCAATTTGAAAGTTATTCATTTTATGCTGAACAAGGTCATTGATTACATACGGCAATGGATTTGATTTTATCGCATAATAGGGTTTTATCCACGGAATTTGAGTATACCATGTGTTAGCTTGATGTAATAGTGCAGGTTTGTCATAAATCCAACGTGTTTTAGTATTCAAATTATTGACTGCTATATTTATACCCAATAATGATGTATATATTTTCATAATGATAGATATATACATGAATGTTTAATACGATTTAACATCCATTTAATTATTTGAAATGCATGTATTCCAACACGCTGTATTATAAGAAAAAACATTGGGAAGGCGGCAACGAATAAATTCCATAATTGTATGCATATTTCCTACATTGTGTAGTTTTATAATGGGTAGTATAAGGTGGGGTATGGGATAGTTGGTGAATACGTACGATTTTAAATGTGTTACGAATACCATGTATTATGGTTGAAATGACTTCTTGTAACTGAATGTCCTCTTTTATAATAGTTCCTATCCAATCAACTATGGATAAATCATGTTCTAACTCATACGTATTTTTAAAAAATAAAATGGCAACTAAATACGGATTATAAATGGAATAAATAGATATATTTTGACTTTCAATAAGAGACGATAATGTATAAAAAGTCGGTGTCATTTGACATACAAATGGTGTTTTAAAAAAACTAAAAATTTCGTTCAACGAAGATGGAGTAGCTTTTACAAACCTTGTTTTTACCGGAAATATATATTTTTGAAATGAATTGGTATATGCCCATTTAATGTCATAGGTGGTGATTGGCATTACCCATTTGATTTTACTTATGGATGTAAAAATAGAGGTGGGATAAGCAACTGTATGTTTTTTATATTCGTGGCTTTGTATCAAACATTTCAAAACATAGGATGTGTCTGCATACAAAAAATCCGTAGAATAAGCGTCTACTGTTTCTTTATTGAATGTAAATTCTACTTCTCGACTTGTCAAACATCCGCGAATAGACTTATTTTCATAATAGATGGAAATATATCCCTTTTTTAAAAATCCCATAAAATGGGATTTT